GTGGAACCTGATAATAAACGAACGCTTTGTAGAATTAAATAAATGCTTTGATCGTTATTTGATTTTGTACGGATCAAGGGGATCAAGCAAATCAGATTACACGGCCAAGCGGTTAATACTGTTTTGTTTAACCCATAAGTATTTTAAGTGCATTTTATACCGTAAGAACTTTAATTCAATAAAGGATTCATCTTACGACACCATCAAACAAGCCATTTACGATCTAGGCTTAGAATCTTTATTTGTATTTAAAATAGCCCCATTGGAAATTGTTTGCTTAAATGGAAACAAATTCATTGCTAGGGGTGGCGACGATCCAAACAAGCTTAAGTCTATCAAAGACCCGACAATGGTATGGTATGAGGAAGACATACCGGACGAATCAGATTTTGCGACTATTTCTTTAACTATCAGATCCGGCAAAGCAGAAATACTACAAGAAATATTTACAATCAATCCCCAAGTAGAAGGCAACCCGGAAGATAATTGGTTTTGGCAAAGGTTTTTTAAAGGCCATCATGAACTATCTTTTAGACAAAAGACCACAGTAGAAGTAGAGGGAAGGCAAATTGATTACTATTACACCGTACATCATTCAGCCTACCAAGATAACCGATGGTTGCCGGACGAGGTAAAAGCGCAGATAGAAGACTACAAAGAAAAAAATCCCTATTTATATTCCGTTTACGCTAGAGGACTTTGGACAGCCAAAGAAACCGGCGGCAATTTCTACAAAGAATTTTCGAGGGCTAAACACGTTAAGAAATTACAATACGACCCATCTTTACCTATTCATGTAAGCTTTGATTTTAACGTAAACCCTTATTGTTCAGTACAAATATGGCAAATAAGAGGCTTAGAGGCGAATTGTATCGATGAAATACCCGCGCGATACCCAAATAACAACACTAGGGGCGCTTCAAAACTGTTTTTACAAAAGTATTTCGCCCATAAAGGAGGGCTTTTTGTGTACGGTGACCCGTCGGGCAAGTCGGCCGATACAAGATCAGAGCAAGGACAAAACGATTTCCGTATCATTATGACCGAATTGTCAAGTTTAAGACCTAATCTTAGAGTTCACAGTAAAGCACCGGCGGTGGCCATGCGTGGAAATTGGATAAATTCAATACTAGGATTTGAGGAAGGGGGCATCAAATTATCAATAGACGAGAATTGCGGTCAGACAATATCCGATTTTAGTTACTTAAAAGAAGCGTCGGACGGCACCAAGCACAAAGAAAAGGTAAAAGATTCCGAAACAAATGTAACTTATGAGAAGTACGGACACTTTTCAGATTGTGCCGATTATATGCTTACTTTTGCTTTTAATAGTGAGTATGACAAATTCCAAAGAGGCGGCATAACAAACATTTCGTTTGGTAAAAATAGAAATTCCAAAAATAGTTACTAAATTTACACCAAACACGAGCATAAAAAATAAAATAAAATAAATGGCATATCTTATCCCTTCCGACTATTTGCGCCTTATCCAAGATGCCAATTTAAGTCAAGTAATTACATCAAATCCCGTAGTGCAAGGTGGCGCAGAGTTGGCAGCACAAGCGGAAGCAATATCCTATCTTAGACAAAAGTATGACGTAAGCCGTGAGTTTGCTAATACGTCAAAGTGGAATCAATCAAGCCCATATAGCGCGGGGGATAGAGTTTATTTAGATGCCTTTGCTTATGTATCAACCCAAACTTATCACATTGCCGATTTAGTTTTATACTTAGGAAAAGTTTACGAATGTATTTTGACAACTTCCGGCACTTTTGATCCGGCTGCGTGGAATGTATTAGGAAATCAATATGATTTATTTTATGTATTGAATCCTTATCCAATGTTTGATCTAACAAAACTTTATAATGTTAACGATTTAGTATTTTGGGCGGGTGCGGTTTATAAATGTTTAGTACAAACACCGGTTTTAACTCATGAGGATGGAATACAGTACTATCAATCTAATCAAATTCCTTATGCTAACGTTTTCCCTAATGATCCGGTAAATGGATCACAAAAGTGGCAATGGCAATACAATTACCTTGTAAACGGCGGGTCTGACATACAAAACCAATCGATTTGGTCGCCTTCGGACAATAGAGATCAACAAATGGTGATGTTCTTCACCGACATAACATTATATCACCTTCACGCACGTATCGCGCCGCGTAATATTCCCGATCTAAGGGTAGCAAGGTACGAAGCCGCAATCGATTGGTTAAAGATGTGCGCGAAAGGTGACATAACCCCCAACCTTCCTTTATTGCAACCCAAACAAGGCGCAAGGATCAGATTTGGCGGACAAGTACGTAACATTAACTCATATTAATAATGGCAAATATCTTTCAGAATATAAGAAACTATGTGTTCCCAACACCACAAAGCAAAGCTAACGCGTTATCAGAGTATGGCGCAGAGTGGCGCGGCGGCGGGAATGTAGAGAAAAACTTACGCAGTTATATTACTCCGGTACAGTTACAACGTATTAGACATGACGTCCAAATGTGGCGTGATGCAATCAAAGAAGCGGAACAAGCGTGGTACCCTCATAGAGTAAGGATGCAAAGAATGTATAACGACACAATCTTAAACGGTCACGTTTATTCATGTCTTAAGCGTAGAAAGGATTTAACTTTATTAAGGGATTGGGGTTTTGAAAACAAAAACGAGGTAATTAATGAGGAAGTGACAGCAATGTTCAATCAAAAGTGGTTTGCTAAATTCCTTGAATATGCTTTAGAAGCGAAGTTTTTTGGATACAGTTTGATTGCTTTAGGCGATTTTGAAGACGATAATTTCAAAGATTTATCTATAATTAGAAGATTTAACATATCGCCGGATCGTTTAAACGTTACATCTTATGTTTATGCTTTGAGTGGTGCGCAGTTCCTAGAGGAACCTTACGTTGATTGGCACGTATGGGTGGACACACCAACTGACGTCGGTATCGCAAAGGTGGGATATGGTTTGTTATACTATGTGGCTATTTACGAAATTATTTGTCGTAACGTTTTAGGCTTTAACACCGATGCAGCCGAGTTATACGGTATGCCTATCAGAAAAGGTAAAACATCTAAGACAAACGAAGATGAAAGAAAAGAATTTGAAAGCGCTTTAGCCAATATGGGGTCAGCGGGTTATATCTTAACCGATATGATGGACGAGGTTGACTTAGTAGAAACAAAAGGAAACGGACAAGGGTTTAAAATATACGAATCTTTAGAGTTAAGATGCGAAAAGAAAATAAGCAAGATCATTTTAGGTCATGCAGATGCTTTGGATTCAATACCGGGAAGATTAGGAAACAATAGCGAGGATAGTCCCGCACAAAAAGCCCTAGAAGATACATCGGCGGTAGATGCTGCTTTCTTAGAAGACGTTGTTAATGACGTTTTATTGCCTAAGCTTAGAAAAATAGGTATGGCAATACCGGACGATCTTAAGTTTTGCTTTAATAATAACCACGAGTTAGTAGAGCAAAGAATGAAAGAAGACGCTAACAATAAGTTGACGGCGGACATTGCTTATCAAATGAAACAAGCGGGGCTTGAAATGGATCCGGCATATTTTGAGGAAAGAACGGGAATACCTACAAGCAAGGCAGAACCAATAGTTCCAAAAGGGAACGAACCACAAAAACCAACAATCCCGACAAAGATTAAAAACAAGCTAAGTGAATTTTACCGATAAGGAAATTGACGAATTGATTAAGGGTGTTTTTGATGGCGAAATTGACAAGGAAAATTTACCCGAGAATCTATATACAGCTATTGCCGAGTTTTTACAAGGTGGGCTTTATAAAGGATTTGGTGGTAGCGTGGCGGACTTTGGCGGAAAAGATTTGGATCTTTTAGAAGACTTACGTACTAATATTTATATGTTTAGCGCTGCAAAAACTTACGATGAAGTAAGAACTTTGCAAGATAAAATGTATGATAGCGATAACAATATAAAGCCATTTAAAGATTTTTACGAAGATGCTGTAAAGACTTATGATCAATATAATAAAAACTATGCAGAAACGGAATACAATACAGCGTTAGCAAGTGGTGAAATGGCGGCTAAATGGAATCAAATAGAAGCTGAAAAAGATTTATTTCCATTGTTAAAGATGACAGTAGTGGAAGATGCGCAGACAACGGAAATTTGCGAACCATTGGACGGAATTACCTTGCCGATTAATGACCCATTTTGGGACGAGTTTTACCCTCCTAACCATTGGAATTGTAGATCAACAGTATTGCAATTAGACGAAGGGGAAGTAAGCAGCAAGTCAGAAGTAAACAAAGCTAAGGAACACGCAGACGAAGATATGCAAGACGTGTTTAAAATGAATGTTGGTAAAGATGGGTACGTCTTTAGTCCCGAGCATCCATATTTTTTAAATTCACCACCGGAATTGGGAAGGGAAAACTTTGGATTGCCATTGCCGGAAGTTAGCCGGTATGATGTTGGCAAAAGATTAAAAGAAAATATTCAAATACTAATTAATAGCGATAAAGATTTTGATACATTAAAATTATTTACTGATAAATCTACCGGTGATTTTTTACAAAGCCGTACGGATTTCCATAAAGAATTAGTTAATAATTATATAAGTTCAAATGGAGGAACAACCAAAAGAGGAACTAGCTATTTCATGGGAGGCGCTCCCGCTACCGGCAAAAGTTCATTGCTTGAAACCGGAGTTGTAAAACTTCCAAAAGGAATATTAAAGGTAGATCCGGATGCAATTAAAAAAATGATCCCGGAATATAATGGTATGGTTGAAAAAAATGTATCAACAGCGGCACATAAAGTACACGAGGAATCTAGTATATTAAGTAAATCAATTGTTAAAACTGTGGCAAAAGCTAAGGGCGATATTGTTATGGATGGGGTTGGTGATGGGGAATATGATAAGTTAGTAAAAAAGGTTTTAGAACAAAGAGAAGCCGGTAAAAAGGTTGAGGCGCATTATATTACTACAAACGTAGAGGAAAGCGTTAAAAGGGCTACAAAAAGAGCATCTGAAACGGGCAGAGAAGTTCCGGAGGCTTATATTAGGGATATGCACCGAGAAATATCCAAATTGGTGCCTAAATTGGCCGAGAATGGCGTTTTTGACGTTTTGAAGCTATATGATAACAACGTCGCAAGGGGCGAAAAACCCATCTTAATATTTGAGCAAATAGGGGGTAAAATTAAGATCCATAATAAGGTCAAATACAATGCCTTTTTAGCACAAGCAAAATAATTTTAAAAAAAAGTACAAAAAAGTTTTTTATTTGAATATTTGTATTATCTTTGTAATACAAAAGAGATCAAGAAACCACAAAATTTAAAATTATGAATCACAAAATCCTTCCCGCTCCCATTGAAATCAAGTTGTTCCTTTCTTTAATTGGCGCAGCTTTCTTATCAATTTTAATCCAATTATTAATTAAATAAAAATTACAATCATGTCAAACGAACTTTACATCAATCTAGGTTTTATCGGTCACAAAGCTGAAAATTTACAAAATCTTTTCGGTAATTATTCAAAAAAACCTAACCAATACGGAAGGTTTTTATATTTTGAAAATTACAGCGAATTAGTTTGTAATCAGGGCGTAATGTGTCATACTAATTGTTTTGAAAATGAAGAACATTTTAAAGAAATCTTTAACGCAAAACTTTTAGATTATTTTTTAGAAAATAATTTGGTAGAATCAAATAAAGTATTATCTTTGTAATACAAAAAAGGTCATTAACTTAAAATTTAAAATTTAAAATCATGAAACAATTAATCGAAAAATTTGAAAGCATGGGTTTCGTTCTTGAAATCAACGAATCAGCTTTAACTGCAAAAGCTTTTAAAATCAAAAGCAAAGCTTTTATCCCAAAACCACAATTTTACATTAAGTTTAAAAACATGGAAAGACTTGAAGATTTCCTTCTTTATTGGATCAAAGTAAGAGAAGAAAGAGCGCAAGACGTAAAAAAAAGCAAAGAAATGGCAAAAGAAGCTATGGAATTAGCAAATCAAGCATTTCAAATTGGAGATATTTATTACGATAGTTGGGGATGGGAACAAACAAATATTGATTTTTATCAAATCTTAGAAGTCAAGCCCAAGTCAGTAGTAGTTAGAAAGGTAGCGGAAAGATACTGCGAAAGCGAGGGTTTAAGTAGCATGGCAGCTAGGGTGGCGCCGGTTCCCAATAAATTCATAGCGGAGCAAGAAGTTAAAAGAATTAAAGTTATGGTTAAAGCGGGTCAAGAACCTCAATATTACATTAAATCTAAGCATGGATGGATTAGTAAATATGTAGCGGCGGAAAAAGGAGTTTATTCTAGTTGGTATGCTTAATAAAAAAAAACTCTAAAAAAGTTTTTTTTATTTCAATAATTGTATTATCTTCGTAATACGAAAAAGATAAAAAACTTAAAACTTAAAACTTAAAAATTAAAAATTATGAAAAATCAAATTGAACTAAAAGAAATCTTAATTCATTGGGCAGAAGGCGCAAATTCTAAGTATGACAAGTTTCCAAAAGCGTACAACAGTTACGAGGAAGCTAATAAAGCTTTGATACCAATCTACCATGACGCCGCAGAGTTTGATGGTTGTTATAACAAAGTTAAATTTACTGCTACTTTTCAAGATGGAGAACCTTATGAGGGACGCTTAGAAGTATGTAAAAAATATGATAATCCAATGATAAGTAAAAA